AGGTGCCTTAGACAGGACTTTGGTTACTTGTAAAACTAACTTAAAGTCGGTCTATTTGAGTCCAAAAGCATGAGAAAGGATTCGACAACACAAATAAAGAAAGGAAAAGTCAAGTGGCAACTAGTAAAACTACATACAAAGTTGTGGCCCCTGCTGGAGTTTACATTCGACAGACCCCACAACAGTCAGAAGACAATGTTGTTCGACTGGCAGATAATGGTGAACGCCTAATCGTTCTTGAAGTTGGCTCTGAATGGGTTAAAACTGAAGAAGGTTATGTGATGAATCGTCCATACATCATCGAGCCGGATACTACTAAACCTAAGAAACAAAAGGAAGAGGCTGAATAGTTATGACAAATGAAGTTGCTAATTATGATACTCCTCAACGGGCCTATAAACCTGCACGTTCGCCTGAACAGCGTGAAATGCAAATGATGGCACTTGCGATGGAGCTATCAGAAAAGCGTCTTCAGGAAGGAACTGCTTCGGCTTCGGAGATCGTATACTGGTTAAACCAAGCAAGCCCTAAAGCTCGTCTTGAGCGCAAACAACTTGAACTACAAGCAGAGCTATTGCAAGCACGTATCGATTTGATTCGTAGTGACCAACAAGCTGAACTTGACTTCAAAGAAGCGCACAAAGCGTTTCAAGGTTATGCTGGTAAACCATCTGATGTTATTGAGGGGACTTTCTATGAGCAATAGATTGTCCTACAAAGAAATGTCTAAACTCGAATCTTATACAGAACGATTGGAATACCTTAGACTTCGTGGAATTCAACATGAGGCCCCAAGAGACATATCCAACCCTTTCTATAAATCAAGAGCCTGGCTTAACTGTCGAAACGAAATCATTCGTAGAGATCTTGGACAGGACCTTGGGGTAAGAGGACTTTATGTTGACGGTGTTATCACTGTCCATCATATGAATCCTTTGACTAGAGAAGACATTGAGAATCTGACCGAGAATTGTTTCGATCCTGACGGACTTATCACGGTCTCTGATTATACCCACAAACGAATCCACTACGATCAGAAGGAGTATCAAGAATGGGTGGAGCGTAAACCGGGTGATACTAAACTATGGTAAGGATGAAATGAATGAATACAATCTATGAAGACATTCTTAACTTCGTCGGTGTATTGCATGATTCAGATCCCGAGTCCAACAAAGTTGTAAAAACTCAGATAGGTTTGGCTATCGATACTGCCTTAGGTATTCTTGTACAAAACGGTATAGGACATACTTGTAGTGTTGTTGCTAATCCAGGTCTTACATGGGGTGACTTTTTCTATGGGCATATCGATGATTTGGATGAAGGTATAAAACGACGACTTGATAACATGTCTTTTGCTAAGACGTTTGTCGGTATCAGCGTCATGATTTCTTATGACCCACCACAAGCATCTGTCCTTACGGCACTAAAAGAAGCTCGTGACGAAAATCTCACTCGAGCTCGTTGGGAGGTGGAATATGTCAATAGAGACATCTGATGACGTATTACTTCATGCCGGTCGTAAAGGGATGAAGTGGTACCAACATATCTTTGGTTCTCGTCGTGCTGGTATATCTGGTAGACGTCAAAAGTCAAGGTCACAAAAAGCAGTTGCTAAAGCTGTAGTCAAGCGTAAAAAGTCTATGCCTGTTGATGAGTATCAACGAGAGTTAGAAGTCATCAACCTATATCGTCATAGAGACAAAGTATCGACTAAAGCACTCAAAGCCAAAATCGCTAGAATTGAGTCTGAACGCAAACTTAAAGAGTTAGCAGAAGCTCCAGGTAAAGCTAGAGCAGAAGCTCTTAAGAAAAAACAACAAGCTCGACTTAAATTCATAGGGAAAGCTATCTCTGCCGGTATTGATGTTTATAGTAAGATCCCATCTTCGGTTGCTACAAAGAACATCAATAAATCAGATACTAAGGCTATTGAGAAGGCTATAAAAGACTTTAAGACACGTCAAGAATGGGCTAAAGCATTTAAAGATGTACCCATTACTATGACCAACTTTACACAATCTGTGAATATTCGAGGCGTCGATATCTATGTGCCTGAGAGTATTCAGAAGAGTGGTGTGATTAAGCACTATGCTAATAACGAGAATAGAGGTAATGAAATGGGTGAAAATATTAATGGGGTATATATCCCATCAAATGAGGACTTATTGCAACACTACGGTAAGAAAGGTATGAAGTGGAAAAAGCGTAAAGGCGTAGTAGCCGATGCTGCAGAAGCTCTTACTGAAGATCTTGCGTATGCTGCTGATAAGAGAGCCATTGACGAACATGTCAAAGATGCGTTACGCGACAAACAAACAGTTGAACGTAACATGGCTGACAACATTAGTAAGATTAAGAGTGGTGTTCGGAATGGTAAAACTGAAAATCCAGCCGAACAGAAGTACCATGATGCTTATATGCGTAATGCGAAAGCTTATGAAAAAGTCGCTAAAATTCTTGAAGCACGTCGTAAACATGCTAAAGATACAGCGGCGGCTCACGCTAAAGATGTTAAGAATCGACGCAAATAATACTTTGTGAAATAAAAGGAGTAACTAGTGGTATTTAGCAACACTGCGGTTCCTGTCGAGTACGGTAGATTTAGAGACGCTGTAATACGCGGTGAGATTCCTGTATGTCGCGAGGTCTCGATGCAGATGAACCGAATCGATGCGGATATCGCCAACCCAAATTATTATTACGATAGCGATGCTATTCAAGGGTTTATCGACTTCTGTGAGAACGAGATGACCTTGGTTGATGGCCGTCCATTGACCCTATTACCTACTTTCCGTCTTTGGGCAGAAGACTTGCTGGCTTGGTTTGAGATCAAGGAAGAGAAGGTCTATGACCCGCACACTGGAAAATTCAAAATAGTTAAACATAAGCGCAGACTTAGAAACAAACAGTATCTGATCGTCGCTCGTGGTAACGCCAAGTCTCTATACGCAACACTACATCATGCCTATGGTTTGGTGATCGACACGAACTCAACACAACAAGTAACAACTGCTCCAACTATGGCTCAGGCAGAAGAGGTGCTATACCCATTTGCTACAGCTATAACCAAAGCGGCCAGCTCGACTGAAGGGTTCCCTTTATTCAGAGTACTTACTAAAGGCTCTAATAAAGCTCGTACTCAAAAGTCGCAAGCTCAACTTGCTGTTACTAAAGACGGTATTGTTAATAAGCTGACAAACTCCATACTACAGGTTAAACCTATGACTCGTAGTAAACTTCAAGGGTCTCGTGCTAAGTATGCATCTGTCGATGAGTGGCTGTCTGGTGATATCAAAGAGGATATTATCGGTGCCTTGGAGCAATCTGCTTCTAAAGACGGTATCGATGACTACATTATCTTGGCAGTATCTTCTGAGGGTACAGTTCGTGACTCGGTAGGGGATGCTATTAAGAAAGAGCTTCTTGATATTCTTCGTGGGCAATACTATGACCCACATACCTCTATTTGGTATTATCGTTTAGATGATCTCGCAGAAGTCGGCAATCCTGATATGTGGATGAAGGCTTGTCCTAACATCGGTATTACAGTTTCTTATGAAGCTTATCAACGTGATGTTAGACGGGCTGAACACTCTCCTGCGAACAGGAACGATATCCTGGCTAAACGGTTTGGTATACCTGTGGAAGGGACAACCTACTTCTTTACTTTCGAAGAAACAGAGCTTCATCGAAGGCAGAACTTCAGACGTATGGAAGTTTCAATGGGTATGGATGCTTCTCAAGGTGATGACTTCTGGGCGTTCACTTGGATCATACCTCTTGGTAGAGGTAGATACGGTGTACAAACAAGGTCATATGTTTCGGAAGTTAAATACTTACGTCTTAACTCTGCGGCGCAACAAAAATACGACCAGCTTCAAGCTGAAGGTACTCTGATTATACTACCAGGAAATTATCTTGACTGGGAACAAGTATATGACGATGTTGAACGTTACATCGAAGAGATGGAATGGAGCATTATCTCATTTGGATATGACCCATATAATGCTGCCGAGTTTGTCGATCGTTGGACTATGGAGAACGGAGACGTCGGTGTCGAAGTCGTACGACAAGGTGTTAGAACTGAGTCTGTTCCTTTAGGTGAAATTAAGAACATGGCGACATCTCGCGATCTTATTTTCTTCGAGGAGCTTATGAAATACGCAATGGGTAATGCTGTTGTAATTCAAGACAATAACGGTAACTACAAACTTTCCAAAATGCGAAGCAATGAAAAGATCGATAACGTTGCCGCTTTGATGGATGCTTGGGTTGCCTATAAACGTAATAAGGAGGCATTCTTGTAGGATGGTAAATAACCCCTTAGGATCATGGAACGCATTCATGTCTACGCGAAATGGTTTAGACTATGATGAGTCATTAGTTTCCGGCTCTGGTTGGGGACGATCGACAAGCGCGCTTCGTGGTTACAATTTCAAACGTCAAGATTTGGTGAATAGTATTATCTCTATGATCGCTCTTGATGTCGCAATGGTCGACTTTAAACATTTAAAGATCAATGAAGAAGACGGTAATCAAACTCCTGTAGAGTCGGGTTTGATCGATTGTTTAACACTGTCTGCTAATATTGACCAAACTGGTCGTGCATTCATTTACGATTTGGCCTGGTCACTATTGGAAGAGGGTACTGTAGCGATTGTCCCCGTTGATACGACTACAAAACCGAATGATGAAGGATCTTATGATGTCTTGTCTATGCGAGTAGGTAAGATTATGCAGTGGTATCCTCGTGCTGTTCGTGTTAGGGTCTATAATGATCAAAATGGTTTAGAACAAGACCTAACTTTATCTAAGCAATCTGTGGTTATCTTAGAGTCTCCTTTGATTGGACTACTTAAAGACCAGAACGCTACTCTACGATTGATAGAGCAGAAGATGGATCTTATGTACTCCCAGGATAAGGCGATCGTAGCAGGTCGTTTGAATGGTTTCATTCAAGTACCGTATGCTACTAAGAGCGAACATAGGCAGGCTTTAGCGCAAGACCGTAAAAAGAAACTTGAAGAAGAGCTAGCTAATAGTCAGTTCGGTATCGCTACCTTGGATGCGAATGAGAAATTCATTCACACTGGTGGTAACATCATGAACAACCTTGTTGATGACTTACGTAAGCTACAACAAGACTATTACAACCAAGTCGGTATCTCTTCTAAGATTCTTGACGGTACTGCGGGACAAGCAGAGCTTAATCTTTATTATCATCGTGCGGTAGACCCTGTTCTACAGACTATTGTTGATGGTATTAATAGAACGTTCCTAACTAAGACTGCTAGAACGCAAGGTCAGGTAATTCAGTATTATCGTGACCCATTCCGTATGTTGCCAGTTGAACAACTAGGTACTGCGGCAGACCTATTTGCTCGTAATGCTATATTTACCTCGAATGAAATTCGGGCAATGCTAGGTCGAGCACCTCACCCAAGTCGTATCGCTGATATGCTCTTTAACAAGAACATCTCTACAGGTATGGACCTAATGGGTATTGGTGATCCTAATGGTACAACCCAGGGGTATCCCGAAATCTACAACGATGGCCAAGGTGGGTATGTCGATGCGGACGGAAATCCGGTAGATGAGTACGGACGTCTCTTGGATGTATAAAAATTTTTATGGAGGTTTTCTAGTTGCAAAAGAAGGCTGACTTCGCCGGATGGGTAACGAAGAACGATATCCGATGTAGTGATGGTGTTACGATTCGTCATGACGCATTCCTACAAAGTGATGGCGCTCAAGTTCCTATCGTATGGCAACATGATTACTCCAGTCCCTCAAACGTGTTGGGGTACATGAAACTTCAGCATCGTGACCAGGGTGTTTATGGGTATGGGTATCTTAATGATACCGAACATGCTCAAGACACTCGAGTCCTTTTACAACATGGTGATTTGAATGCTATGTCTATTGGGGCTCGTGGTATCCGCAAGAACGGAAATGATGTTATTCATGGAGAAATCTATGAAGTAAGTCTTGTTCTTAAAGGTGCCAACCCTGGAGCGCTGATCGAACATGTAATGCTCCATAGCGCGTACGGGACTGAAGAGTATGAAAGCGACCGTGCTACCATTCATACTGGTATCACTCAGGAACTCGTTCATTCAGGAATTGATGACGACGAGTTAGAAGTAGAAAAGGAGGGACGCATGTCTCGTACATATGATGAACTGTTAGAAGGTCTAACTGAGGAAGAGGTTGAAACTCTCATCGGTGGAGTCCTATCTGACGTAGACGCTGCTTTGCAGGCTGAAGAAGCTGAAGAAGCGGAAGAAGCTGAAGAAACTCAAAATGAGTTAAAAGTTAACGGTTTGGACGAAGAAGTTGAAACCGAAGCAGGTGAGGGTGCTACAGAAGACAATGGAGTCGTTGTAGAATCTGAGTCTGGTGCAGATGCTGCTGGTGACACAGTGTCACATTCTATTTTCGAAGGAGAAGAAGTTTTGAAACATAATCAATTCCAAGGAACCACTAATACTGCTGTATCTGAAGCAGAATTGGATACACTATTGCAAAGCGCAATTCAAGGAAACGCTACTTCATTTGCAGGAGTACTTCGTGCAAACGATATTCTTGGTGAAGATTCACTACAACACGGTTTAGTAGGTATGGAAACATTGTTCCCACAACCTGCAACAAACGGTGGTATTAACGTATACAACCCAGGATCTCTTAACATTGACAAGATCATGGGACAATTCGGTAAATCACCACTTCCTCGTGTTAAAAACATGTTTGCTAACCTTACTGAAGACGAAGCTCGTGCTCGTGGATACATTAAAGGTAACCAAACTCTTGACTCTATTGAAGAAGTTTACTTCCGTGAAACTACTCCAGGTTCAGTTCACCGTCGTGAAACAATCGATCATGATGATTTGATCGACTTGCAAGATGGTGGATTCGCTGCAGTTAACTTCATTCAACAAGTTCAAATGGCTAAGTTCAAAGAAGAAATTGTTAAAGCCGCTTTCTTGTCTGACGGACGCCCATTGACACTTTCTGACGGTAAACGTAACCCTGAAAAGATTAGCGAAAAACACATTCGTCCAATCATCAAAGATGATCCATTGTTCACAATTAAAGTAACTGCTGCTTCATTTGAAACTGCGGTTGACGAAGTGATCAGCAAAGCATTCCCTGCATACCAAGGTTCTGGTAAACCATGTCTTTACATCAACCCATTCGACTTGGCTAAGTTGAAGACTCTTAAAGACAAGAACGGTCGTTACTTGTATGCTCCATCCATGGACAACAACCAAGTACCAGGTAATGCAAACATCGCAGCATACTTTATGTGTGATGAAGTTATTGAATATCGTGCACTTCCTCAAGGAACATTCATCATCGGTAACCTTGTAGACTATCAATTCGGTATGTCTAAGAATGGTGAAATCGCTACATTTGATAGCTTCGATATCGACTTCATGCAACATAAATACTTGATGCATGCTCGTCTTTCTGGAGCAATCCGTACACCTAAATCATTCATCGTTGTAACTGTTACAGATAAAGCTGCTGCTGATGAAACGGTTGCTGCATTCGATGCTACTGGTCTTAAGACTAAACCAACTTGGACTGTACAAACAGACCCAACTGAATTCAAAGGTATCGGTGCTAAAGCAGTAGACTATGACGCTGCTGTTAACGGAGTTGTTATGACTGAGGACGAAAAGAAACTCGGTGATGTAGAAACTTCTCCAAAACCTAAAAAGCCTAAAAAGGCTGAGTAATCTTTGAAAGTTAGGAAGGTAACGAAATGACAAAAGCTGGAATTAGACTTATCTTCCGCTCCAAAGAGACAGAAGAAGTTGCGATTGGGGATCATCGGTATACTTATACCGTTTCCCCTTTATTGATTGCTCGCATATCTAGTAAATCATATACACATGATGATACAGATTCTGTTAATCAGAATACTAAGTCTAAACTGCGGTTCGATGTCCTACTACCAAATGATGCATCGGACAGAGTGAATAGAATTAGTCACATTCTGTATATGGGGTCTTTCTATAAAGTTGGTGCAATTAGGCCTTACCCGCCTAGAGTATCACTGACAGTAGAAGATCTTGAGTTATCCGAACTGAAATCTGAATTAGAACAGCGTGTGAATGAAGCTGCTCGAAAATCTCAAAATGAATTAAAAATTGACGCATTTGATCATTTAGGTGTGTCAATGACTCCGCCATCAGAATCAGATGAGCTTAAGAAAGGTCTTATGGTACTGAAGGACGATATAATTCAAATCTGGGATGGAGAGAAGTATCTTGATATTCTTAAGTTTATTAAAGAACACACGAATGGCGCATGTATTCCTAATACTATAAGTAATGTAGTTACGCCTAGTTCTGAAGGTACGACTAATGCGGGAGTTTCTCCTGGTGTATCACCTGGTGTGTCTAGTGGGTTAAGTCCTGGTACACCTATTCCTGATACCGATCATAGTCATTGGGATGAATTGTAGGTGATTGTATGCAGAGTAGAGAGTCAGTTCTTAGAAAACTAAAGGAATATATCGCTCCTAACATCTACTTCACGCCTCCTGATGATGTTATACTTAAGTTTCCCGCTTGTGTTGTTACTAGGGAAGACTTTGATGTTCGTAAGGCAAACAATACTCCTTATATTTCCAGCATGGGGTATAAGATCGTATACATGTCTAAGAACGAGTCTGATGAAGTATTTATGAAGATTGCAAATACCTTTAGGTATTCTGCTTTTAGATCGGAATATAAAGTTAATGGTTTATATCACAAAGTGTTTGTGGTTTATGTTTAGAAAGGAATGTCGATTTGGCTACAGTAGAAGAGGTTGTTAATTATGCCCGTTCTTTAGCGGATCAAGGAGTCGGTACTGACGCTGATGGTTCTTATGGAACTCAATGTGTCGATTTACCAAACAGTATCTCCCAAATTTACTTTGGTAAGATCTTGTGGGGTAATGCTATCGACCTATTGGATTCCGCCGCAAGTCTAGGGTATGAAGTTGTATACGATGCAGTGGGTGTAAACCCTCGAGCAGGGGCTATCTTTGTTATGGATACAACTTACTTGTATGGTCACTCTTATGGCCACACAGGTCTTGTTATCGAAGACTCAGATGGTTATACGATCAAAACTATCGAGCAGAACATTGACGGAAATGCTGATTCATTATACGTCGGTGGTCCAGCACGATATAACGAACGTAACTTTGATGGTATTGTTGGATGGTTCTATCCTCCATATACTGGTCTTCCTCAAGGAGACCCTGTCATCGCACCACAACCAGAGACTCCTGAAGATGAGGTTGTTGTAAACGAAGAAACTGCGAAATTCACGGTAATGGTAGCTGGGCTTAATGTCCGTACTGCTCCACATGTTACTGCTGAGATCGTAGAAGTTTACACACCTGGACAAACATTTATCTACGATCAGTGGATGGATGCTGATGGATATCGTTGGTTGTCTTACATCGGTGCAACTAGTGGTAAGCGACGTTATGTTGCTTGTGGTAATGTTGAAAACGGCGAACGCATTAATGCATTTGGCGAATTTTCAGAAGCTTAATTTTTGGAGGAAATTTTAAATGACAAAATTAGTTTGGGATCAGGATACTAAACGTTTATACGAATACGGTGTTGACAACGGGGTTCTTTTCCTTAAGAAGAGTGACGGTAGCTACGAAAAAGGTGTAGCTTGGGATGGTTTGACTAAAGTTTCAGAATCACCAGAAGGTGCTGAATCTACAGCCAAATACGCAAACAACAAGAAATACCTTAACTTGCGCTCAGACGAACGCTTCAAAGGACAAATCTCTGCCTACACTTATCCACAAGAATGGAACAAATGTCAAGGTAAACGTAGTCCGATCACTAACGGTGCTGGCGGTAAGAAAGAACTTGCTGGTGTGACTGTATCTGGTCAAGCTCGTTCTGACTTTGGTCTTTCATACCGTACTGGTATCGGTAACGATACTGAAGGTTTGGATCATGGATACATTCTTCACCTTGTTTACTCAGCATCTGCTGGTGTATCAAGTAAAGAGTACCAAACAGTTAACGAAAGCCCAGATGCTCTTGAGTTCTCTTGGGACTTCGATACTGTACCAACACCAGTTCCAGGTATGAAACCAACTGCGCACGTTGAAATCAACAGCACTTTGGTTGACAAAGACAAACTTGCTGAACTTGAAAAGAAAATCTACGGTTCTGCCGATTCTGAACCAACTCTTCCTTCACCAGAAGAAGTGTTCACTACTCTCGGTCTTGTCGCTGGGTAATTAGAATTTAATGACGTGGGATAGGGGTTGGACAACTGAGGTTCGTGTTGGCGTCAAAAATTCAAAATGAAATATAAATCTACATTAAAGGAGTATAGAGATGATTTCTAAAACAGTAACTTATAACAACTTACTCACTGGGGAACCAGTAACAGAGGAACTTTGGTTCCACTTACGTAAAGACGAAATTATTCGTATCATGGGTCGTGCTAAAAAGGATTGGGACGACTATATCAAAGAAATGATGAGCCGTGAAGACGTTGATGAGATCTTCGACTTCGTTGAATCTATTCTCAAGATGGCTTACGGTGAACGTTCTGAAGATGGTCGTACTTTCCGGAAGGATAAGAAAGCCCAAGAAGACTTTGCCAACTCTGAAGCATATTCTGAATTGTTCATTGATATGATTACAGATGCTGTATCTGCAGATGGTAAAGAAACATCTAAATTCTTTAGCGCCCTTGTAGGTGATCCAAACAAAGGAACTGTTCCGGAATCAGTTTCTAAACTCAAGAAATAAGATAATTGAGGGGTAAATTTACACCCCTCTTTTATTTTTATTTGATAGCGAGGTATATATGTTAGTTATTGATACACCCGATCGGGAATATTATAATGAGGATACGTATCAATTCATAACTATACCAGGTCGCCGTTTACATTTCGAGCATAGTTTAAAAACTGTTGCGGAGTGGGAGACATTATATCGCAAGCCTTTTTTAACTCGAGAGGAAAAGACCACTGCTGAGCTCTTTGACTATTTCTTAATAATGTGTCAAGAGGATATAAGCTACTCGGATTTAACGCCAGATGTAATTGAACAGATTTCGTTATACCTGGAGGATAAACCAACAGCTACAGTTATCAATCCAGTGGAGAAACCAAGTAACAATGGAATGGTTATGACGTCAGAGGTTATATATGCGTATATGGCTAATGCGAGAGTTCCATTCGAATGCGATACTTGGAACATTCATAGACTCTTAACCCTTTTAGGTGTTATCGGTGAATTCAATGCGCCTAAGAAGAAGAAGTCTACGAGTCAAATATTGGATGACTATGATCGTATTAATAATGAACGGCAAGAGAAAATTCGTAAGATGCGAGAGGAGCGTGAACGAAATGAGAATAAAGGTGCAGACAATTAAGAAGAAAACCGGGTTGTCTACAATGGCTAAGAAAGCCGAAAACATGGATTCAGTTCGACATGCTTTACAATCTCGTGGACGGAGTGGATTGAGCCGGCTGATTTCTGCTACTCCTAAACGATCAGGGTCAACAGCTTCTTCTTGGGGTATGGAGGTTGAAAAATCTCAAAATGGTTTAAGTTTATACTATTCCAACTCTAAGAAGATCAAAGATGGTACCCCTCTTGTTGTGCTTATTGTTAACGGCCACGGTACTGGTACTGGCGGATATGTTCCTGCTAATAACTTTGTTACTCCTATTGTAGATTCTATTGCAGATGAGATATTGAGGGAGGTGGAAAAAGTAATTGAGTAGACAAATAATTGAAGAACGTCTTATTAAGCTCGGTATTGATAATGAACAGTTCAAGACAGGTCTTAAAGAGTCCTTATCGTCTCTTGAAGACTTAGATAAATCCCTTGCAAAAGTTGATGGTAAATCTAGCTTTGCAAATACCGAGAAAGCCACTAAATCTCTAGGTCGCTCCCTTACCGAATTAATGGGCTCTGCCCCTAAACTAGGGGATATGTATATGGGCGCCTTTAATAAAATCGGATCTGCTGTTGGTAGTGCGACAGGAACCTTTAGTAAATTTGCATCTGGTGTCTTAAACTTTGTTTCTCCTATAACATTGGGCGGGAAACAAGCGTCTGAGGCTATTCAATCCATTGACACCTCTGTACAACAGACTAGCGGTAAATTTAGCATGCTGCAATCGATAGCATCTGTTGCCTTGGGTAATATTGCCGCTAATGCCACAATGGCGGGCTTGTCTATGGCAAAGAATTTTGCAGGTAAGATACTCCACACAATCGCTCCGCTTAAAGCAGGGTTTGGTCAGTTTGAGGACAAGGTTAACTCAGTAAACATGTTGGTTGCTGCATTGGGTAAATCTGAGATGGGTCATATTACTGGATCCCTTGACGAGTTGCAAAAGTATGCGGAAACAACCAAATACTCAGTTAAGCAAATGCATAACTCACTTGCTCAGTTCGTAAATGCCGGGGTGGGTCTTGATGACGCTACTACCGCATTGAAAGGTTGGGGTAACCTGGCCGCTTCTGCTGGTGCAAGTACAGATGGATTTAACCGTTCACTCCAATTCGGGGTACAACAAGCATTGCAAATGGGTATGATGAATACTCAGAACTGGATGTCTGTTGAAAATGCAGGTATGGCAACTAAACGGTTTAAAGATATCTTGGTTGAAACAGCTAAGGCTTTAGGACAGAACGTTGACTTATCTGAAGGATTTCGTGGATCCCTTAAAGATGGCTGGTTGACTAATGAAGTCCTAATCAAATCCCTTGAACAGCTCGCTAACGATGAGACTTTGAAGAAAATGGCTTCTGACTTCCACACCTTTGGTGAAGCGGCGGAGGCTGTTGCTGACCAGGTAACATCTGGATGGGCTCGTGTATGGGAAACCTTATTTGGTCAAGCAGGTAGTGATGAGCTTACTGCGTTCTGGACTAAATGGGGTAACGCTGCGGCTAATGCTTTGAGCGCAACTGCTGATAAAGCTAACGAGTTTGCTAAAGCATTCGTGTCTTTAGGCGGACGAGATAAAGTAATGGGTCTTATGGACTCAGTATTTGGATCTATCGGTGGCGTATTTAAATCTATTGGTGGCGCTTTCACACATGTATTTGGTGGAAACGTAAGCACTGTAGTCGGACAAAAACTAGTAGATATTATCGGAAAACTTTCTGAAAAATTAAGACTAGGAAGTGCGGAACTTCATGCTTTCGAGCATATCTTTATTGCGGTCTTCCAAGGACTTAAATGGATTGGTGCTGAAGTAATCGGCAAGATGAAACTTGTGGCTACTTTGATACCTAACCATATGATTAAGAATGCTATTATAATCGTGGGTATGCTCGCCAAAGCGATCTACAAGACGATTAGAGCGTTTGAAGTATTTATTACTAAACTAATCGACTTCAGCAAGATTGGTAAAGTCTTCAGTTGGATTGGCAATGCCATCAACAAGTTCTGGGATGCAGTTCATAACGGCTTAGCAGGCTTCTCTGAGAAGTGGTCTGCGGCATTTGACAAACTTCCTGTTGGCGTTGCAAAAGTCATGGATTGGCTTAAGAAATTCTGGGAAGTAATTAAGGTCCTTACACCGGCTATTGGTCGGTTTAAACAAGAGATGCGTGCTTTCTTCTCGAAGATCACTAATCCGTTCCAGACTTTAGGTCATGCACTTGGTGATAACGGTAAGAAATTCAATGAATGGTCATTCTGGGTAGGGAATGCTGTACAGAAATTCCCTATCTTTGGTAAAGCCTTAGGTAAGTTCATTGTTGGATTCTCCCATTTCAACGATGCGACAGGTCGTATGGATTCTTGGGCTGGTCAGTTCGGTCATAAACTAAGAACACACCTTTCTGGCTTCTATAACAGCCTACGCAACAACTACCGACGGACGATTACAAGTCATAGAACATTCTGGAATAGCCTTAACGGGGCTATGGACCAAGTTCTTAACCGCCAAATTACAACATGGAAGCAGTTCCGTGAAGCTGTTAAATGGGAATACTTGATCCCACCTGGCATTCGTGACATGTTTAAGAACTTTAAGTTCTCTATGCCGGATATGTCAGGTATCAAGAAAGGTTTCGCGGCCTTTGCGTCTAATCCATTCGGCGCAATCAAGAGTGGTACCCAAGGACTTTCAAAATGGTTAGAAAATTCTACATTTTCTCTTAAGGCTTTTGGTGATATTGTTCGTAAACACTGGCCTACTCTTGGAGAGTACGCTGATAAATTAGACAAAGTAAAATTCTCATTGTCTTTCCTTAAACCAGTCGTAGATAGTGTCGGTAAGGCATTTGAATGGTTTAATTCTAAGATCTCTAAGATTAGCTTTGGTAAGATTAACTTTGGTGGTGCTGGTAAAGTCTTTAGTGACGCCGGTAAAGCTCTTACTGCAAACTTCTCTGAAGGTATTGTTCCTGGTATTGTTAAATCCATTGACGGATTCCGTAAGTGGGTTGGTGAGCTAGGTGCAGTCAAATCTATCTTTGGTGGCCTAGGATTAGGGGCAGGTGTTATCGGTGAAGCCTTTAATACCATTCGTAAAGAAATGGGTAGATCTAAGATTGACTTTAGTAACTTTAAGACAACCTTAGAAACATTTAAGGGCTGGTTCCATGGTTTCTGGCATGGCTTAGCTAATGTCGTATCAGGCGATACTTTCTCTAAAATCGGAGCAGGTATCAAGAACGGATTTAGCTCTGCTATGAGCTGGATTTCTAGTACATTCGGCCCATGGTTTAAAGGTTTCTTCTCGAGCCTACCATCTAGCGTACAGTATTTATTAACTGGAATATGGGATCTGATTAAGCAATTTGCTTCAGCAATCGGCTCAGGTTTCAAAGACACCAACTTCTCATTTAAGAACTTTGGAGAGGTTGTCGATTCTGTAAGTAAGGGTGTTAAGAAAGCCCTTGAAGAGATTGGGAAAGTCCTTAAGAAGATCTGGGACGGCTTTAAAGATCTGTTTAAGGTTACCGGTGTATCTGCCGATGAACTTACAGAGGCTGACTTTGGAGATCGTAAAATGAAAGAAGCCGAAGCCGGAATGAATCGTTTGGGCGATAGCGTAGATCGTGTCCATGAAAAGAGTAAAGGTGTCTTTGCTAGTATCGGTGACATGGCTAAACTTCTTGGAGAAACATTCAGTGCTGTATTAGCACCTTTCAACAAAGCAGATTCTGCAGCAGTAGGTAAGATCCTTACTTTAGCCGCAGCGATTATTGTGCTTTGGAATACTCGTAAGAAGGTGCTTGGCATTAAAGACATGTTCCGTGAATTCGGTAAAGGTCTGTTTGAAGGGGCTAATTCCGTAACAGGATCTCTTACGAATATGTTTAAAGCTATTACTGGTAGCTTTAAAGCTAAAGCTAAATTCCAAAACATTAAATCTTTTGCATTAGCTATTGCAACCTTGACTGGTTCATTGTTGGTTCTATCCATGATCCCTGCTGATAAACTTCAACGGGGTGTTTTAGGACTGGTAGCAGTTCTTGGTGCATTTGAGGTATTCTATCTAACGCTTTCAATGACAACCAAGAAGTTCGATCCAAGCAAGGTGCAAAATGCAAAAGATATGATGCTTGGTATGCTTGGCGTAGCAGGGTCTATTCTTATGATCTCAGGTTCTGTTATGTTGCTAGGTCGCCTGGATGGTGAGTCTCTTAAGAAAGGCCTTCTTTCTGCAGGGGTTATCCTTGTAGCAATGGGTGGCTTGATGGCTATAATGGCCCATATGCAACGAAATGCCAAAGGATTTGATGGCGGTTCTGCTAAAATCTCTATTGGTATTCTAACCTTTATTGGTCTAGCTTATTCGATTAGGAAAGTTGCTAAAGTAGTTAAAGACATCGGAACTTTGGATGCAGATTCTCTTAAGAAAGGTCTTGCTTCTATAGGTGTTATCATGGTAGGCATAATGGGGGTTCTTTACATGGCTAAGAACCTTAAAGATGTTAAGACCTCATCTGTTCTTACATTCATTACCATGGCTAAAGCCGTTGCCGGTATTTCTAAAGCGGTAAGCGAACTCGGATCTCTTGATACCGAAGTTCTTAAGAAAGGTGGCGCTGCGGTCGCTATCATGCTTGCTGTTATCGGCGGTATCGCATTAGCATTTAGTAAACTAGATAATACTAAGCAATCATTTACTAAGAATGCTCTTGTGATGTTCGGTGGTATTGCCGGAATGCTGTATATGATGCGTAGTTTAGCGCAAAATATCGGTGCAATGAAGAACCCAGATGCTATTGTTCAAGCACTTGGCGCTATGGCGGTGGTTACTGCGGCCTTTGGCGCTCTAGCTATGGTTCTTCAAAAGAACCACATTGGAGATAGAGGTATCAATGACGGTATTAAGAACTTAGCAGTACTTTCGGGTTCTGTCCTTGTTGCTTCTGCTGGTCTTCTTCTTCTAAGCAAGATGGAAGGCGACTTCGGTAAAGTAGTAATTGCTTGTACTGCTTTGGTGGCTGTGGTTTACTTGTTCGTTAAAATCGGACAAGCCGCTCAGAACATCAAGAAAGAAGGTATTATTGGTCTTGCCGCAACTGTCGGTGCATTAATGCTATCTGTCTATTCTCTTAAGGAGCTAACCAAGATACCTGTAGATAATATTTTATTACAAGTAGGTATGCTTGTAGGTGTCGTTACCGCAATCGCCACTATTGGTGGTTTACTTGGTAAGTTTGGTGGCTGGGAAGCTATTGCCGGTATTACTGCACTTGGTACATCCCTTCTTATGATCGGCGGTGCTATTGGTATTGCATCTGCTGGTATCGGTTACTTCTTGCAAGGAATCGCCTCTATTATAGATGCTATTACTCGACTCATTGACACTGTATCAAGACTAGGTAAAGAAGGTGGCGAAAACTTCCGTAAGTTCTTTGCTGAGGCATCTAAGTCATCTGGCGATATCGCTGAAGTTGTCGCTGGTATGGCAGAAGGTATAGTTGTGGGTCTGGTCCGTGGTGTTAGCGGTAATATTGGTAAGTTTATCGATATCGGTGTTGAGCTTGTAAAAGGTATTATTATTGGTATTGGTAATGCCGCTGTTGATATAGCTGGCGCCCTTGTTGATATGCTTTCCGCTGCTGTCGATATGGTTATTGGAGCAATTCCTAGATTTATTACTAGAATTCTTGACTCTGTGTTATTAGGTTTTCAACAGATCGCACAATGGATACGTAATAATGGTAATCTTATTGCAGTTTCTGTAACAGATGTACTTGCATCTATATTCTCGCTACTTATAGAGATTGTGACCTCGATGTTGGCCTTTATTATGGATGCCTTCGCGCAAATACCTGGTATTGGGGGATATTTTAAAAAGGCTAAAGAAGCTCTACAAAGCGGTGCTCAAGGATTTGAAAAATGGTTGCACGAACGTGTTGACGGTATTAAAACCTATGCGGAACTCGCCGCTAAAGGCGGTGTCGATGCTGCAATTAAGCAGTTGGATAGGCTGGGTACCGCTGAAGTCCAAGGCGCTATGAATATTGCTGCTAAGTCAAAAGATGGACTTGAATACTTTAAGACATTCTGTTCGCAATTAGGTATTCAAGGTGCTAATGAGTTTATCCAAGGTCTTAAGAACAAAACCATTGACGCTAACGAAGCTGGTAAGTTATTCTCCAAAATGGTTGAAATGGGTATGTCAGAAGCTCAAGTCAAACAGATTGCTGAAAAGGCAGGGTATGACTATGCTAATGGTATCCTTACAGCTAAACCTGACGTTAAAACAAACTCTGAGGACATTAAGAATACACTTATTAGCGGATTGACCGGGGGTGGTAATTGGGATCTAGGTCTACTAGAAAAAGCCTTTGGCAACTTAAATAGCCAACTCGGCGGCAAGCTTGATATGTCGAAAGCTTTGGCCGGTCTTAAAGCAGGGCAAATCCCTCAAGAGATGATCGAGGCTATGGCTACTGGCGACTTCTCAAATATCTCACAAGAGCAAATGCAACAATACCTTTCTAATATTGATGCTGCTGCTCAACCTGCTGGCGATAAAGCTAAGCAAATCGAGCAAGCTGTTCTTAGTGGCTTAACCAACAATGGTCAAGGTTGGGACCCACAAGCAGTCGGTCTTGCGTTTGTTAATTTAAATAATCAGCTTGGTAATAACCTTGATGTTACAAAAGCTATGGCTGAGCTTAAAGCAGGTAATATTCCACCTGCAATGATCGCGGCTATGGCTAAAGGAGATTTCACAGGCATCTCCCAACAATATATGGATCAATTCCGTGCACCTATTGAAGCAGAGCCACCTAAGACAGCAGATAGTATCATGAAGGTTAAAGATTCTGCGTTACAATCAATAGATGCTATGTATGTTGCAACTAAATCTAAAGTGAAGCCTAACCAAGACGAGGTAAACCAACTTATCTCGGATTATAGAGCGGGTAAAGAACACGCTAAGGAAGAAATGCAGGAGCTTATTAGAAATGTTGATATACATAGAACGCCACTATTGTTAACGGCTTCGGGTGTAGCAAAGGCTGCGAATAAAGGTCTTGATGATGTTGATGGAGGACCTGCTGGGGTTAAATTGGGTGCTACATTTGCGGAATCTACTGGATCACAAGGTAATAAGAATAAAGCAAGCGGCGCAGGTCAACAAGTTGCCCAAGCGGCTGTAGGTGGCATGAACGTGGATGCTTCTGGATCAGGGGTCGCTATTGCTGTGTCGTTTGCGGCTGGTCTTGCTGGATCTATAGCTATAAACGCTGCTGCCAACGCTGCGTCGAACCTTGTTGCGGCGGTTAAAGCCCGATTACCACACTCTCCAGCGAAGAAGGGTCCTTTCTCAGGAGAAGGTTGGCGTAAGGTTAAGAGCTCGGGTATTGCTATTGCAAAAGAGTTCGCGTCAGGTCTTGGTTCAACTGCTTCAATGAATGCTGTTTCTGAAAGTATGACTACTATGCAACAGTCAATCAGAGACGCTCTTGGTGAAACATCAGAATACCTTGATGATAACATGGAGCTTTCTCCTGTTATTACTCCTGTCTTAGATATGTCTAACATTGACGGATATGCGTGGAATGGAGTTGGTTACCTTGGTCTCACTGGTACAAATATTGATTATTCGTCGCTTAATCCTACAAGCCGTAGTATTGCTTCTAATCGTTATTCTATTGACGAAGTGGTACGGGGACTAAATAATGTAGACCAAAAATTGGCGACGCTTACTGAGAACTCTGCTATTGGGAATGACCTCCTTGCTCAAGGACAAGTCAACCCAATTTACTTGGATAAAGATCTTGTAAACCGTGCGTTGGCGCCAGGAATGGCAGATGCGCAACGGACTTACAGTGATCGATTAAATATGTTAGATGGAGTGTTACCACGATTATGAGAGATGAATCATACTTCTCTATAATCTTTGGTGAAGGAACTGATGCTGTTGATATCGGTAAACTCCTCGATGCTGTAACTAAAGTTGAACGTAATGCTGGTGCTGGTCAGGAACATACATATTCTGCCGGCACTGGCCGTTTTGGTAAGACATGGGTTTCTGGTAGAAGAAGCTCTTATGATATTACCATTGAAGGACAAAAGACAGGGAGCCCAGCTGAGCTATTATCGCTTCGTACGAAACTAGCTCGGGCTCTTGACTGTCCTGATGGGCCAAAGAAATTACAGTTTGATGACCAGGACGGTAAATACTACCTTGCTGTGACATCAGGTCAACCTAAGTTTACTGAGGATTTACAAAAGAGTCAGGCTACTGTGTCTATTTCATTTGAAGTTCCGGATGGTTTATTACATTCCGAGCTTACAAAGGTACTGACATCGAAGACCAACTCTCCAGACATTGGTTCTCTTACTAAAGAGGGGAATATTGTCAAAATGACTTTAAATAATGCAGGAAGTGCACCGGCATATCCTCGCATTAGAATTAAGAACGCTGGAACTAACGGTTGGATTGGTATTGTTAATAAAAACGGTGTGATGGAAATTGGTACAAGCTCCTCAGGAAGAGACGGTGCTGTAACTGCTTCCGGATCATACGACCAATCACAACTACTTCTTAACTTAACACCAAACGACTCTGCTGGATGGCGTAGGGGTGTGAACATTGGTGGTAAACTTAGCTCGCAATCTCCTTTAACTGTAGCTAGTCACGCTGAGATCAGTGACTTAACACTTGACTGGGCACCACAAGATGCTGGTAGTGTTGGTTATCCTTGTCCTGGTTTACACTGGACTCGTAGCGGGTCTAAGGGTGTTGGACAGGATTGGGGGTGTGCTGTATATGAATATGCGTTACCTGCTGATAAGAATAATGTTAAAGGTGCTAAGAACTTCCGTTGTGACTTCAACCTAAAACTTTGGGCATCTAAGATTGGTCAAACCGGTCTGTTGGCAATTATGTTTATGGACGATAATGACCGACTCATTTGTGCTTACAGTTTGGATAAATATACTACTGATAGTGATAAGGTTGTGCAAGTCTTCACTACAACCGATATTCATAAATTACCTCGTGAAGAGAATGAATTCGGATCCAATAACAATGAGCCAGGTCAACAACGGCCTAACCCTGCTTTCAACAGCAGAACAGGTAATGCCTATGTTATTAAGGACGGTCCGAAGTTCACATATGGATATAACGGTATTCCTAAGACTATCGTTGATGCTACCAAAGAGAACTTAGAATGTACTAAGATCTGGGTTCTTTATGGTAGAGCACGGAGCGAGAGACCAGGCACTGGTCATTTGGATACCTTATGCGTGCAATCACTTAAGTTCCAAAAGACTAACGTCCAACGTTACGACCTTGTTCCTAACAAGTATAACGCTGGTAGTGAACTTGTGGTTGACATGTATGAAGGTAAGATCTCATATATAGCTGACCCTGAAGCCTCTTCTCAAGGGGTAGGCGCTGAAAGCGACTTAGCTAACGGATCTCGCTACTTTGCAATCCCTCCCGGGGAGTCACAACTTGAAATTCATTCTTCTGGCTTTGTTACAACAGCCCCTGAGGTCATTGTAGAGTGGGAAGAAGCATGGCTATAAGAAAGGAGGCCGAAACTTCAAAATGAATGTAAAACCTGCATGGCAGTTAGCAGTTCATGATAACGCAATGAATATTGTTGATCATATTAACAACGATGTTCCGGGTTCTCTGAAATATTACGATGAAGAGTTCCATCAATACTGCGGTAAGGGTTCGGCTACCTTTACTTTTACTGTCGATAAATATTCAAATGGTGTTCTAAACGAACGTATAGCCAATCTCACTACAGAGTCTTATATCTCCTTCCATGAAGATGATATTGACTATGTGTTCAACGTAATGACTCGTAGAGAAACTGACTATACTATCACTTTGGAATGCGTTACAACTAACTTAGAGTTACTTAATGAGAAGGTTGTTGCTTATGAGAGCAAAGATGCTAAGTCATTCTTAGAGTACATCGAAGCTATGCAACTCTTTAAATTTACTCGTATTGAATTGGGTATTTGCGAAATTCGTAATACCAAACAGACGCTTAAGTTTGAGTCTGATGACGACACATGTTTGGCTCGGATCCTTAAACTCGTTGAAGCGTTTGATGGTGAGATGGAGATTATAACCAAACTTACCGATGGTGGCCAGATTGATAAGTATATACTTAATGTTTATAAATCTCGCAATGTCGCAAAAGATAATGAACCTGGTTTAGGACGAGTTCGTACTGATATTCGGTTACAGATGGGTCGAGACGTCGCTTCTGTTATTAAGAAAGAAGATAAGACTAATCTTTTCTCTGCTATCCGGATGCGGAACAAAGACGGTGCCTACATCACCTTCCCTAACTCTCGTGAGATCAAAGCGGCAGATGGTACACACATTGAGATGTACTGTAACCGGGGGTCTCATACAATTTATGCCCCTATCTCTGCTAAGCTCTATCCTTCCGTGAATAAACGGGATAACTGTGACCCGTGGATTGTACGTGATGTGAAAACTGAGTTTACTAACGCAGATGAAGCATGGGCTTACGGGGTTAAGATGCTACGTAATTACATGTACCCTATTACAACATGGGAAATCAGTCTTAACTCTGCTATGGTTCTTCAACGTTATGATATCAAGATTGGTGATGTAATCTTCATGACCGATGAGAACTTCGTTGGCGGATTACTTATCCGAGCTCGTGTCGTTGAGATGGTTCGCTGTTCTACAGATCATAGTAAGACTAAGCTTACATTGTCTAATGTCGTTGCTATTCGACCAACTAACAACTCAACGTTGATGAATACAATGTCACGGATGATCAATGACGCTCAACCTTTCAAAATGACTGTAAAAACTACAGGCCCTACGATGTTCCGTGAGCTGACAGATAGTTGTGAGCTTATTCCTACTTTATATAAGGGTAAATCTGAAGTAACAGACGTTGACTTTAGTTACTTCATTGACAATAACCTTGCTGGTAGCGGAACTAGGTTCAGGGCATCACGATCTAATGTAGGTACTAGCGGTAATGCGCTCATCACAATTCAAGCTTGGGTGCAAGGTCAGATGGTTGAGTTCCAAGATGTGACTATCGCTACAGTTAATGACGGGGTATCTCCGGTTCTGACTACAATCGAGTCTAGTAATGGAGATGTGTTTAAGAACGGCGTCATTGACACTGTATTAACAGCTAAGCTATTTAGAGATGATGTCGAGATTGATACTCATGGTGAAGCCTTTAACTATATTTGGACTAAGACTAATGCTAATGGTGAAGTTGATGAACCATGGGGACAACGCCCTGAGTCTAAAAGGAAGAGTATTAGCGTTACTCGTATTGATGTCGAAGATAAAGCGACCTTTTCTGTCGCAATTACAACTAAAAACGGGGCCGTTAGTACCGACCCTACTAAATATAAACGGGACGATACGGTCGGCAATACCAAAGTCATTGGTCGGAACTTATGGGTAAATGGTAAATGTGAAGGTTATGCTGCTATTGAGAAACTCCCTGAAAACCATATTACCGGTCAAACAGAATGTTATCGTATTGAGAGCGGACAAAAGAACAATCTAAGATTTAATATTGCTCCAGACTTCACTAAACGCTTCTATAAAAAACTCACAATGTCTGCCTGGGTTAAATATGAGAATGTTAAAAAAGGGGCGAACCCTTGGCAAGGATTTAACTGTTTTAAATCAATCCCATTGGAAAGACGTAACTCCAAGACAAATGAAGCAGCACTTATTGATTACCCTGGGCATTTTACATTCGAGGGATCTTCTGATTGGAGACGTATCGAAGTAACTTATGACTACGGTTCGGATCCTAATTATGATGAGTTGAAAATGGATCTTCGCTTCATTCTTGAGGACACTCAATCAGGTACTGCCTGGATTACTGGGGTTAAAGTCGAAGAGGGTACAGTTGCGACAGACTACTCGTTATCACCAGAAGACAAGGAAGGAGGTGCTGTATAATGAGTTTAATTTCAACAAGTCAGATTACCATTGTCGATTTAGATGACGGTAGAACCCAGTATACACACCTTGCTTGGTGTAATAAGAAACTGACCGCGAATGGGGTAGATGTCCCTAATTATGATACCTTTACTAAAGACCCTGCGGAGGGCACTACTTGCGAGCTTATAGGTATATACCAAGATTTTAACTTCGCAGGTAGCGATCGTCCTGAAGATTATCATTGGTCTAGATGGAGAGGTTATGACGGTGCTAATGGTATTCCTGGTGCGCCGGGTGCTGATGGCCGTACACCATATATCCATTTTGCTTATGCCGATAGCCCCGATGGGTATACCGGTTTCACAACTGGTAAAGAATACCACGATGGCGGAGATATTGACTCGGAACTCGTCATAACTAACGTTGATGTAAGTAGGAAACTATACATGGGTACTTACACCGACTATAACTTCTCAGATTCAAACGACCCTTCAAAATATAAATGGCAGAGAGTACGCGGTGCTGACGGTGCTAACGGTGTACCAGGTAAGCCGGGAGCTGATGGTAGAACTCCGTATGTTCACTTTGCTTATGCTGATTCCTCTGACGGTAGAACAGGATTCACTGTATTTGGCGACCCTAATAAGAAGTATATGGGTACTTACACCGACTTTGAACAAGCCGATAGTAACGACCCTACCAAATATAAATGGTCTCTTATAAAAGGTGCCGACGGTGCTAACGGTGCACCAGGCCCTCAGGGGGTTCAAGGTCTGCAAGGCCCTAAAGGTGATCAAGGTATCCCAGGTCAGAGGGGTGCTGATGGTAGAACCCAGTATACGCACATTGCTTATGCCGACAACGCCTATGGTAATGGCTTCAGTCAAACAGACTCTAACAAAGCCTATATCGGTATTTACCAAGACTTTAACCCAACTGATAGTTCCACTCCTTCTTCTTATAGATGGACAAAGTGGAAAGGTGACGACGGGGCTAATGGTATTCCTGGCCCTAAGGGTGCAGACGGTAAGACACCATACATTCACTTTGCCTATTCTAATTCAGCAAATGGTGTTAGTGGGTTCAGTGTTAGCGATTCAACTAACAAAGAGTACATTGGTACATATACTGACTTTATAGAAGCGGATAGCACTAATCCTAATGTCTATAAATGGACTAAGATTAAAGGTAATGACGGCGCTAAAGGGGATAAAGGTGAGACTGGAGAACGTGGTCTACAAGGCCCTCCTGGTCCCGCTGGCCCTCAAGGTATTCAAGGTCTACAAGGCCCTAAAGGGGATCAAGGTATTCCTGGGCCTCGAGGAGTAGATGGCTTAACACAATACACACACATTGCATATTCCGATGCTGATGACGGTCGTATTGGATTCAGTCAAACTGACTCTAACAAGCCTTTTATCGGTCTTTACCAAGACTTTATTCGTGAGGATAGTCCCGAGCCAAGCAAGTACCGTTGGACTAGGTGGAAAGGTCGTGATGGTGCCGACGGTATTCCAGGTAAACCAGGAGCTGACGGTAGAACTCCGTATGTTCACTTTGCTTATGCTAACAGTGCTGACGGTAGAACTGACTTCAGCTTAGCTCAATCAAGCGGCAAGCGCTATATTGGTACTTACACTGACTTTGAGAGAGGCGATAGTAGTGATCCTGGCCGATATAAATGGGTGTCGCTAAACGGCGATATATCTATCGGTGGACGTAACCTATGGATTAACAGTAAAGCTATAGGCTATGCTGGTATAGAGAAGCTTCCAGACAACCATATAACAGGTCAGACTGAATGTTTTCGGATCGAGTCTGTTGAAGGTAAAAATAATCTCCAGTTTAACATCGCTCCTGAGTTCACAAGTAGGTTCTATACAACTCTCACTATGTCCGCTTGGGTTAAATACGAGAACGTCCAACGAGGAAACTATCCTTGGAATAACTTCAACTGTTTTAAATCAGGAGGGCTTTATAGACGTAACTCTAAGTCGGGCGCTGTGTCTTCACCAGAATGGCCGGGTATGTTTGGATATATAGGTAGCTCAGATTGGATTAAAATCGAGAAAGTTTATAACTTCGGATCTAATCCAAACTATGACCAGCTCCGTACCGACATACGCTTCCTTTTAGAAGGAACTAAGTCAGGTACTGCCTGGGTCACTGGTGTTAAGATCGAGTTCGGTAACACTGTTACTGACTACTCCGTTGCTCCTGAGGATACTGACACTGCCATCGCTTCTAAAGCAGACCAGCTCCTAACTCAAGATCAGATCAACCAACTCTCTGAACGCAATGCTTTACTTAAGGCAGAGCTAGATGCAAAAGCAACTAAGGAAGTGGTTGACGAATGGATTAACCAAGTTCATAACTTGATCGATATCGAAGAGGCTGGTCGTAAAGATGCCGAGCAAGCCACTATTCGAGCTAGTGAACGGATCGCTGAGTTGCAAAATAAAGTCGGTGAAATGAAGATCATGACTGAGTTCGTCAACACCTACATGTCCCAATCAGAAGAAGGTATCATTGTAGGTCAGAAAGACGGTTCTTCAAAAGTTCTGGTATCAACAGATCGCATCTCTTTTATATCTGGGGGTAAAGAGGTTGCATCAATCTCTCAAGGTGTGTTGCAAATTGATAACGGGGTGTTTGTCAAATCGCTTCGTATAGGTAGATTTGTTACAATGCAAGATCCATCAAATCCAGATAGAAATATAACATTATATGTAGGAGGTGTGTAGTAGATGGTAGTAGTAAACTTCTCGGGTCCTTGGGCCGGGGACGTACAATTAGAATTATGGTCTGACTGGAACGTACAGAAGCCTGAGCAGAATGCGTCGCTTGTCAATGTGCAAGTTCGGTTAATTTCCTCAGGTGGTGGTCAGATCTTCTCAGGGAATGGCGGTAAACGTCTATGGTTGAATGTTGGTGGTATAGAAGAACATTACGACATCGACCCCGTTATTGGGAAAAACCAGAAGCGTAATATCTTCGGTAAAGACTACCTTATCCCACACAACCCGGATGGTACTAAGACGATTACTGTATCCTGTGAGTATGTCGTTAACTTGGGCGGGTATGGTACTGCGAAAGCACAGTTTACCCTAAAACTCAAGGATATTTTCAAGGGTAGTAAAGGCCAGCCTGTATCAGGAACTATAGGCAGTCCGGTAACATTAGCTGTTGATCGTAATGATAGCAACTACTCTCACGCTGTTGAGGTTGAATTCGGAAATTGGAAACAAATTGTTACAGGATCCACAAAGTTTGTATCTAGCTATAGTTGGACCCCACCTATGGAGTTATGCAATCAAGTTCCTAATTCCGATAAGGGTGTTGGTAAGGTTAGGTATATAACTTACCAAAACGGTAAAGAGATTGCTAGGGATGAGAAAAACTTATCCTTAAATGTTCCTGAATCTGTTAAACCTACTCTATCGTCGTTTAGTGTTCGAGACACTAATACAGCTGTCAACAACCTGCTTGGTGAGAATAAGTTCGTTTCTGTCCTATCTAACCTGAAAGTCGATTTCTCTAAAGGAACTGGAGCATACGGATCAACCATATCCAGTTATTCAGCAACTATTGTCGGTAAACCGAATTCCACTTATGATGAAAGTGGAGTTATAGGTAGTATTGAAATGGTGGGTAACGCAACTATCGAGGCGACTGTTACGGATAGTCGAGGTCGAACTAGTGATCCTAAAAGGGTTAGTATCGAGTTCCTTGATTATTTCCTACCGCAAATTAGTTTTGAAGCCAAGCGTGTCGGTACTAATGGTGAGCAGATCCAAGTTATTCGTAATGCTAAAGTAGCTCCTCTCCCGATGAACGGTAGTCAGAGAAATACAATGCGAATAACATTTAAAACAGCACCGTTTGGATCTAATACATTTACTCAAGATACCGGACCTGCCAATGTTTTATTTAATTCAATATCTCAGATAACTAATTCAGCGGCGAATCTAGATGGTACTTTCTCGTCAGGTAGTTCGTATGTTATCATCGGAACCGTTCAAGATAAGTTCACTAGTTCTGAATTCAGGGTTGAGGTACCAACAAGATCTGTGGTTATGTCTATGGACCAGACAGGGGTTGGTATTGGTAAGATACGGGAACGTGGTGTGTTAGATGTTGCTGGTGATGTTTATTCATCAGGGCAATTAAACGCTAACGGTATTCGTATCAATAATAAGACTATTCAACAATACCCTCTTACGTCTTTAGAAGGTCGTATTCAAGACGTTCGACTGTCTAGGAAGGATTTTAACACCTTTACTGAAACTGGTCTGTATATGGTGTATGGGAAAGATGGAGGTGCAAAAAACGGGCCTGATACTAAGAAACACGGTATGCTTGAGGTATACGCCTTAAACCACCGGGAGGTCTTCCAAAGGTTCATGGATGACAGGCTTAACACCTGGGTCAGATGGCGAGACTGGGGTAATAACTGGACTGACTGGGAGCAGACGTATGTTTGTAAAGCGGATGTTCCTGTACCAGAGCCAGAGCCACCTAAGTACATTCATAAGGACTTCACTGATAATATGCCTTATAAACTACCGTCCACGATCACTAGAAGCGGCGACTTGGTTACTATCCACACACCTCGGACGATCAAGACTATCACTCAGAGACTTGAAAATTCAATAACTCCTGAGAAAATACCAGAAGGTTTCCGTCCAACTAACGTTGCAACTATGATATTAGCACTGAACGAGTCGGCTAATTTCTTAGGTAATGCTATGTATTATTTCCATCCAGACGGATCAATACGAATAACTACCGGTATTACGAAAACCGCTGTGTATACAGGGACTGTAACTTATATTACAACTGACCCGTTCCCAACTAAATAAGGTACCCACCATACAAATATAATAAGAAAGGAGATTTAAGTGTCTAAATTAGAATTTAAATCTAAATCGTTGGACTATGATCCAACCAACAACAAGCAAACTCATGTCATTCTTGTTGACGATAATAACTCAGTAGTTCATGTATTCCTAGAGGAGGCTGCTATTGACTTGAGCAATGCTGAATTGTATAAATTGGCAATGCAAAAGCATTATGATATCAACTTCCCTAAAAAAGCTGAGAATGAACGATTTGAAAAGGTCGATGAAAAACTTGGTTCTATGGATGATGCTATGGATGTCCTTGTCGCATTTGCGGTATCTATCCAAGGGAACATGAACATGCCTGCATATCGTCGGATCGCATCTGTAGCTAAACCATTAGTTAATGGTAAACGTTATAACAATGGCGATGTTGTTGTGATGCCGTATCCATTTGATACAAATACTAAATGGCCTAAAGATACACCAACCCTACTCACATTCGCAATGCAATCTGGGGAAGGTTATACATATAAAGGTCAGAAAACAATGGAAATGCTCCAACAAGGAGTACTTAGCGTGGTTATGCCACGTATTGAATAGAGAGGGAATATGCAAGAAAGAGAATTAATGCATTGGTTTATAACTGTCGTTATTCCAATCATCATTAGTCTTGGTAGCTTCTACATTTCCTCCAAGAACCGGGCGGCTGATTTAGAGCACCGTCTAACCGAGCTTGAAGTATCAGACAAACATAATGAAAAACTTATGGATAGTCATACTTTGAGATTGGATAAGTACGAAGAGGAACAGAAGATTATTCGGGCTTTAGTGGAACGAATGGATTACATGAACGAGAGTCTTAAATCAGTAAAGACGGATATGGACGAGATCAAAGTGCTTGTCCGTAGCTACACAGAATCACGAGGTAACAATAAATGAAACTTTCAAATGAACAATACAATACTGCTAAATTCATCTTACTCAATGTAGTACCTGCCCTAGTAACTTTGATTGCTGGGCTTGGTGTGTTGTATGGGTTTGATGCAACTAAGATCACTGCGACAATCGGTCTCTTTGCGACCTTCGCAGGTTCTGTACTTATGATCTCTACAAAACGTTATAACGAAGCGCAAGCCGCTGAAGACGATGGACGTTAACATAAGGAGAAACAATGGCAACTCGATCTGAGGTACTTACTTGGGTTCGTAGTCTTGCCGACCGTGGTATCGGGGTTGATGCAGATGGTGCTTATGGCATGCAATGTGTCGACCTCCCTAACATGGTCGCTCAGAAATTCTTTGGGCGTGCTATGTGGGGTAATGGTATTGATATGTTAAAGGCAGGACAGGGTCTAGGCTGGCGTACAACAGGTGGTAATGAGCCACCTCACGCTGGTGCTATATTCTGTATGCGGGTATCTTACCACGGCTACGGTCATACTGGTATTGTAGTTGGTGAGCCTGATGGTAACGGTAACTTCCAGACTGTCGAACAGAACGTTGACGGTGGAATGAGCGGGGGTCCTGCTCGGTACCGTACAAGAAGTTTGGGCAACCCAACAGAAAACATTATCGGATTTATATATCCTCCATATTCTGACGGACTAGGATCTACTGGTGGCGGTGGAGGAGGATCAGGCGAAGGAGAAACTATGGACTTTACATTTATGATTGGTGGAGAGGCGGCGTGGAACTCAAGAACCATCTATTACTATAATGGAGCGGTTAATGAAGTACAGCCAATCCACAACATGGAAGAACTAAAATATCTTCGAGCTATTTATCAAGACACTCATGGACGAAGCTTAAAACATTACGAGTGGAATACATCTGCGCCAGTATATCATCGTATATTTGGGGTTGTTCGACCTACAACAAGGGATGAGAGTACTAAACCGGCATTGAGGTATTGATATGAGTATGTGTTTTACATTCCGTATTGAGGGACGTGATCCAGGACAACCTTATTTGCATGGTTGGGATCCTCGCAAGGTGTATTTCTATAACGGTGATGATAACGAGATTATCTATATCGAAAACGAGGACATCTTAGCTCGACTCCGAGAGGTGTATAAGGAATCTAGGGGTCGTGATCTAGTCCATTATGTGTGGACTACAAACGCTCCTGTATTTATACGTATATTTGGTGTATTAAGACCGAATGACGGTACTGGGGTTAAGCGAGAAGGACTAGAAGCGTTAAATCGTAAGATTGCTGAGTATGAAGATGCTTATTGGAAACCAACTCATTTCATGCCTAAGGTTGCCTTGCATATTCGGAAAGAACCCACTAGAACAAGTGAGTCCTTAGGGGTATGTGATATAAACCGTAAGTATAAAGTTCTGGAGACAGTTACACAATGTGACTGGCACTGGGCTAAGATCAACCACAACGGTATTGTTGGTTGGATTGCTATGGGTGATATAACCGGTGAATGGTACGGTGAGAAATTCAATGAGCCTGGTACATAGCTTGATAAGGGCGTTGATAGGGTAAAACTTACAACGCTCATTTTTTTTTTTTCAAAAATTTACTCCTTTCTATATAGAAAGAAAAGAGGTAAATAAAATGAAATATTATGCTAATACCAACACTTGGGTTGATGAAGAAGATTTAATTTTCCAATGTAAAATGGCGTTATTTACTAAGGATTGCGTAGTTGATGCTATGTGGGAACACTTTGGTTCTCGCATGACACGAAAAGCAAGATATTTAGTAGAAAAGCAATATACTTGGATTGAAAGATTTGTTAAAAATCCAAATTTGTTGAGTGGCCATATGATCACTTATTACGGATTGAAAGCTGAAAAAGAACTAGGGATGACACCTGAAGATAAAGCTGAATTACAAGTCATTGGAGCACGCTTGTTTTCTGAGTTGCCAGAAGAGCAACAAAAGGAAGCAACCTTGCTAATGATGAGCAAAGTAAAAATCGCTTAATCAGATGGAGGTCTACCCTCCTTCTTTTTTTTTTCAAATTTTTACACTCTACTATATAGAATAGATAAATTATATATTGGAGGAAAATAAAATGGCAATTATTATTATCACATTGGTATTTTTGTTCGTACTTAATAGAGGTATTGTATCTATTATAAAAGGATTTGGTGAATTTCTTTTGAAGTTATTCGGTAAAGCTGATTAACCCAAAGGGAACTACCAAGTTCCTTTTTTTTTTACTTAAGGAGGTAAATAAGATGGCTAAGAAAGATGAACGTGATATGGGGTTCTGGGAAACCTTGTTAGCTATATTTATGCTAGATTGGTTATTCTAAAATAATTACAATCCACTATATAGAATAAATATTTTGGAGGATTTTATAATGAATAAAATTATGCAAATGCGTATGGAAATGCGCGATGAAGTTAAGAAGGTTATCGCTAATAAAGCTGATGCGATCGACGATCTTATTACTGATCGTTATATGAAAGATCCTAACTCG